GTACTCATGAGGGGCTCGCAATGGGCTGGGCTAAATGAGGACAAACAGCAGGAGGTGGTCAATAGACTGAGCTCAGCATTGGCTGTTAAGTTTAAACGAGTTAATGGTGGGAAGTTGATCAGTATTGGAGGTACCAAGGATCGTTATTGGGCGGTGATGGGAGATGATGGGGCGGATAACTCGACGGTGCGGAAGAATGTGGAGGCTAATAGGAGCTTTGAGGTAACAGGGTAACAGGGAGGGTAACAGGGGGGTGTTACCGCGAGGGCCCAGTGTTTACGAGGCTTTCAGGCCAATGGTAACAGGGTAACACTCGTTTTTAACTAATACGTGCAAGAAAAAATGAGGGGGGGTATTTTTATAATCCGGTTTTGGGGGTGTTACCGCGTTACCTTTCCCACCCTCAACAGCCAACTCTTAGGAATTTAGATAGCACAAGGCTCTCTCCGTGTGTTAATATGGCTCTGCCATAGGGCGCTGTTGTCCTCTGGTCAACCAATAAAGGAGTATATCCATGCCACAAGCTAAGAAGCCTGCTGCATCCAAGGCAACACCGAAGGCGGAGCCCACCAAGAAGTCGGTGGTGCCGGATGACGGAGTTGTGTACGTTAACTCTGGCCTGTACACTCCCAAGGCTGAGCATACCGTGAAGTCCTGGGAGGAGGTGTGTGCGTTGCTTCCCTGTACGCTCAAGGAGTTGGAGGAAGCACACAAGAACCACAAGAACCAGGGATTCCTGGGCTATCTTCTGGGCCGTAAGGCGCTGGTGCCCGAGGGCACTGACCTTACCTCTCTCCGCAAGCCTCGCGCTACGGCTAAGGCCAAGGAGGAGCCCAGCAAGTGAGTGAGTAGTGGGGGTTGTAGCTCGCTAAACCGAGAAAACTCGGGTAAATTCAGCGTGGTTGCAACCCTCACAGCCTCAAAATCCCTCAAATTTTACCCCGCCACCTCGTTGTATCGTTTCCTCGATGCTCTAAGCTTCGGAGTCAATCGTTTCATCGATGTTCTAAGCATCGGAGTCTCAGGACCCCCCGAGAATCGGAGCCTGAGCATCTGAGGACTCCCCGACGAGAAAAGCCCCCTATCGGGGGCTCAGGAGTCTCCTCGCAATCTCAAGGAGTAAAGCTGTCAGCATCGCTGAAGTCCTCCAGGGCGTCGGCGTTGTCCCTCAGGGCCTGCGCCACCCATCTCACATCTTCAGGCTTCCCGGTCTCCAGCAGCGTCGCCCATACTCGGTACAGCTTGGCCTGTAGTCTGTTATAGCGGGGGGTTTGGGGGGCTTGCGCCCCCCGTGTAGGTGTGCTAGGCACTTTTAACCCCTACGTTACCGTTACCCGCCGCATACCGTATAAACGGCAGGGCGTCCCCAGTGTTGTTGGGGTTTACCTTGGCCTGTACTGCCATATACTGCGCCACCGTACAGGTGCCGCCGTGCGCGGCCAGTGCTTGCTGTAGCGCTTGCCAGCTAAGGTGCGTGGCGCGTGCGCTACTGGCATTGGGGCTGTAGCCCCCGTAGTAGCCAGTAATAACAGTGGCGGGGCCAATGGCGCGGGTATTGGTGGCTTTGGTAAACCGCTTTGCGGCGGGGGTTGCTTGCTTGCTGTTAGACATGGTAGTTACCTTTGTTGGTTGGTTGGTGTGGGCCTGTACCGCCAGCCCACACATGCATACTACGCGGTATGCATATGCATAGCCAATACCGTTTTGCTATAAGGGATGCCCAGCTTATAACCCACTGTAGACACTGGCCTACCATAGCGACCGGCGCGTGGCCAATACCGTTTTTGCATATGCGTGTGCTGCTTATGCCAAAACAGTATAGACCCCCCATTGCTTTTTTAAAAAAGATGGCCGACGGTTTTCTCTCAACCCTCACAGGAATTTTGCGTCAAAATGACTATAGATACTCAGGTGATAATATTGACAGGGCCACCCGGATCTGGCAAATCAACAATCTATAAAGAGTATCACAGCGACCTCCCTATCGTGGATATAGACCTCTACGCAGGAACTCATTCCCGCCGCCTGGAACTACGGAACCAGCACCTCACTCAAGCCATCGCCTCCCGCCAGCCGTTTGTATTCACCACCGCCGCCCCCACCCGCCGACAGAAAGATTACTGGCTGCAACGATGTAGACACCTCAACCCTATTCTTGTTGCACTCGTGCCCCCAAAGCTGGTAGCCTACGCCAGACACCAGAAAAGGGGACATCATGACAACCTTGCAGGGGGAATTGATTCCTGGTACCGAAAGTACCAGCCCCACCCAAGAGAATACAGAATCAACGACGACGACACCCGAGGAGCCTACGGAGAAAGAATTGTTCCTCGACTTGGAGCCGCTAAAACGTCTGTCTAAAGGCGAGAATATCCGCGTTCCACGGAACCAGCACTTCACCCGGAAAGACGTCGTACATGCCTTCCAGTCCGCCTTCGAGCTGATTGGTGGTGTCCCCCGCTTGGCGATGTGGGCCAACCAGAACGAGACTGAGTTTTTCAAGCTGTACTCCCGACTGCTACCTAGCCAAGCCTCCAGCGCTCTGGGTGAGTCTAATGTAATGCGGATTGAAATGGCTATCAAGCCAGGGCCTCTCGATGAGTGACAGTATCTCCAGCCTCTACGGGCTCAAAAACATGGCGGATGCTCTGCGGCAGGGTGTCCAAAAATACGGTCCGTACGCTCGTCTCACAGCGGAGCTTTTGGACCCCACTCCTGTCAGCGACGCGGTGGCCATCGTTGAGGAGCCCACGAACCCCCTCAATTATCTGGCCGCTATCCCCCTCGTTGGGAACGCGGCGGTGTTCGCTAAGGCTGCTCAGGCGGCGCGGCGGGGTAAATTTGATCCGGACATGCTCCCGGAGGACGTGCGGTACAGATTTGACGAGGACGCTACCGACGAAGACATTAAGCGAGTCTTCGCGGAGGAGTTTATCACTGAGCTCGAAGCCAATGATGTCAAGGGCCTAGACATTGTTGAAAACGCGGAACAAGTTGCGGACATCGACCAAGGTCTGTACGACGCTATCAGCAAAGAAATGCCGGACTACATGAAGAACATAGACGCTACCGAGGAACTGCCCTCGATGGACTCTATGTTTGACGACCTTGTTAGTGAGCTTCAAGGCGAGGCCACGGACATGGCCCGGAAAGGTGAAGTGCCAGACACGCCGAAAAACTTGGAAGACCTTGCCCCTGTCCGCAACCCCATGGACGAGGAAGAGTTTTATCGTAGGGTTCAGCAGGGGTATCCGGAAGGCACAGCTGAAAGGATTGCCAGAGGCGAGCTGCCAATGGACCCCGCCTCTAGAATGCAGAGAATGCAAGAGCAGGGCTGGGGCTTTCGAGGATACCACACGGGAACCCCAACTTTCAATAAAATGCATTCTAGCGACCAAAACTTTCTGTTTATGTCGCCAGAGGCTCCTGTATCCAACAGCTACCATGCTCCACTCGGTTACAACATCCGGTCCGCTACTTTCCCCCTCGCTACTAGGGACCTGAGCAGAACCGCCCGTATGGATGCTGGGGGCAACAGGTACGACGAGCTACTGGGTAAAGAGTTGGACTATCGGGGCCAGAAGTACAATTTAGACGCCCCTACTACCGATATGGTGGCGCACGAAGCCTCTAAGAAAGGTGTCAAAGAGGTGCAGTTCGACAACATCATCGACACGTCTGAGGAAGTAGAATACGTTGCTCCACTTTTTGGCGGTGATCGTCGGTTGGCGCGCGAAGCCTTAGAAACTCCCCACACTGTTATCGCCACTACACGACCTGTGAGATCTATGTTATCTGCGGCCTTTGACCCTGACGAAATCAATAGTCGCAACATCCTGGCGGGGGCTGGCGCCCTCTCCACAACCGCCTTGCTCGCCGCCTTGATGCGCCAGCAGGAACAACAGAGAGAAGAGCTATGACTGAAGATACACCCATGTACGCTCCCCTCGGGAAGCAGCCTCGCCCTGTCCAGCCCGGTGATCCTCACCCTGACGCACCGCGCATCGGCACTACGGCCGAAAACTTCGCGGAGGATTTTGAGACGGTGCCTACGGATACTGACGAGGACACCGACGAGGATACTGACGAAGAAGAGTAAGGTCCTTGACTACAATATCAATACCTTACGAACCGCGCCCGCAATTTATTCCTTTCCATAACCGCTCGGCGCGGTTTTCCTCGTTAGTTTGCCACCGTCGTATGGGCAAGACGGTGGCGTGTGTCAACGACCTTATAGCTAAGGCTGTGCACACAAAGAAGAAAAATGCCCGATACGCCTACATCGCACCTCTGTACAAGCAGGCGAAAGACGTTGCTTGGCAGTACCTCAAAGAAGGTACTGAAAATATCGCCACAAAAATACGTGAAAGTGATTTAAGGGTTATCCTTCCAAACAACTCTTGGATTACACTGTACGGTGCAGACAATCCAGACGCACTCCGGGGTCTTTATTTTGACGGAGTAGTACTCGACGAGTTTGGCGACTGCCGCCCTAGCTTGTGGGCAGAGGTTGTGTTGCCGACACTGATGGACCGTCGGGGCTGGGCTGTTTTCATCGGCACGCCAAAAGGCAAAAATCACTTCTACCACATTAACGAGCGCGCCAAAAAAGAAGATAGCTGGTTCCAGATGACAGCCAAGGCCAGCGAAACTGGGCTGCTTGACGCAGATGACCTCAAAGAAATGCGGGGTCAAATGACGGAAGACCAGTACGCTCAAGAAATGGAGTGCAGCTTTGAGGCCGCTGTAGAAGGCACTTACTATGCGGACATCATACACAAGATGGAGTCCAACCTTCGTATTTCATCAGAGGCGGCACTCTACGACCCAATCTATCCTGTCACTGTGTCGGCTGATTTGGGGTACACGGACTCTAGCGCTTGGTGGTTCTGGCAGACGACCCCGCAAGGTATTCAAGTCATCGACTACTATGAAGCCAGCGGAGAGAGTGTAGCTCATTACATAGACATGCTTAATGGGCGTTCGTACGAGTATGAGATGATATGGCTACCTCACGATGCCAAAGCGAAGAGCTTCCAAACTGGTAAATCTACTGTCGAACAGTTCCTGGGCGGGGGCTGGCCGACTGATGTAGTTCCTAAGCTGGCGGTTCAGCACGGTATTGACGCAGTACGAAAAGTTCTACCTGAAGTTTGGATAAATCAGGTAAAGTGCTTTGAGGGGATTGAGGCCCTTAGAGCTTACAAGCGGAAATACAACGATAAAACTCAAGCATTCTCACGGACCCCGGAACATAATTGGGCGTCCAACGGCGCGGACTCTTTTCGTTACCTCTGTCTTGTCTGTGGTGGCCACTTGCCATCTCAAACACAAGAGCATATAGTACAGCCCATTATCAAACCGCCTGAATACAGACTTGACGAACTCTTCGAGGAGCGAGAACGTGGCAGCCGAAGTGGTATCATTAGAATCTAACGGAGGGGCGCGCAGAAAGACTCCTGCACAGTGGCATCGGCATTGGGCGAAAGAGTATGCGGCGTTCCAAAAGCGTTCTCGCAAGTTTTTTCAGCAGGGCATTAAAGTTCAGGAGCGCTACGAGGACGAGCGCAAGTCGGCCAGCAATGAAGACCCTGTTGACGTAGGGATTAGCTCCCGCCGCCTCAACCTGTTCCATTCTAACATCACTACGCTTCAATCTATGCTGTACGGCTCCGTGCCAAAGATTGAAGTAAGCCGAGAGCACGCCGATCCTGATGATGACGTTGCTCGTGTTGCGGCTCTTATGTTGCAGCGAATTTTGGAAGCTGATGTTGCCACCAGTGGCAGCGACTTGGCGACTACGTTGCGAGCGGCGTTGCAAGATCGCCTTCTCCCGGGGCTGGGCACGGCGCGGGTGAGGTACACCTTCTCTGCCCATGAGGAAGCTGTGAACTATCCTGAAGGCATGGAGGCCCCCGAAACCCCGCTTATGCGTACTGTGATAGACAACGAGGAAGCCCCGCTTGACTATGTTCACTGGCAGGACTTCGCGTGGGGCTGGTGCCGTACTTGGAGCGAGCTTCCGTGGATGGGCTTCCGTTCTTGGCTTGAAAAGTATGAGGTAGAAGACCGCTTCGGGGAAGATATTGCCAAAACTCTGGAGTATAAGAAGCAGGGAGTTGAAGAAGGTCAAAACAGCCGTTCCCAAAGTGACCCGGAACAAGACGAGAACATTGAAAAAGCGGAAATTTGGGAGTTCTGGTGCAAGGAGGGCCATAAGGTCTACTGGTGGAGCCCCGGCGCTTCCCAAATTCTTGACGTAAGAGACGACCCTCTGGGTCTTCGTGGATTTTGGCCAAGCCCCATGCCGATGGCGGCAAACCTGACGACAAAGTTATTCATGCCAAAAGCTGATTTTGTCATCAGTCAGGATTTGTACAACGAGATAGATGAGTTGCAGACCCGCATCTCCATTATAACTCGTGCGATCAAGGTCGTAGGGGTGTACGACAAGTCCGCTGGAGAATCTGTGGGCCGTATGCTCAAAGAAGGCGTTGAAAACGACCTTATCCCAGTGGATAACTGGGCGCTTTTCGCCGAAAAAGGCGGGCTCAAGGGTGTAATTGACTGGTTTCCTGTCGAACAGGTCGTTGGGGTCTTACAAACTCTCCAGCAAGTTCAGTCAGACAAAATTGAACAGCTTTATCAGGTAACTGGACTGGCTGACATCCTCCGCGGCGGAAATCAGCAATACACTGCGGCTGACACAGAGCGTTTGAAGGCAAAATTCGGCTCTATTCGTGTGCAAATGCTCCAGGAGGACTTTGCGCGCTTCGCCAGCGAGCTAGACCAGTTGAAAGCCGAGGTAGTTAGCAAGCATTTTGAGCCCAAGAGCATTTTGCTCCAATCGAACGCTATGCACATCGCCGAAGCGGACCGTCAGTTGCTTCCTCCGGCTCTGGGACTGATAAAAAGCCCTGAAATCTTTTGGCGGGTCAATATTCGTCCTGAATCTATCGCGATGGCGGACTATGCTCAGGTCAAAGCTGAGCGCAGTGAGTTTTTGAACTCTATGGCCACCTATATCCAGTCTTCGCAGGCTATGGCGCAGGCTGTTCCGGGCAGCTTGGCAATACTCCTTCAGTTCCTCAAGTGGGGGATGGCCGGGTACAAGGGTGCGAAGGAGCTTGAGGGCATAATGGACCGGGCTATTGAGCAGGCTATGAACATGCCTATGCCTGATCAAGGAGAGCAGCAGCGCCAGCAACAGCAGATGGATATGCAGAAGGCGCAGATGGAGCATCAAATGGAGATGCAGCGCCTCACTACTAAGCATCAAGGAGATATGCAACTCCTGCAGATGAAGATGCAAGGTGAGCTCAAGAAGATAGTTGACGACCACATGACCAAGATGGAGCAGCAGCAGTCTAAGCGGCAAGCTGACCTCGAGAAAATCGCCGCTGACCTGCAAGCCGACCTTACACTCATCCAGGCCAACCTCAGCGCTGATATTTCTACGGAGCAAGCGCAGGCCGAGAACGCCGCGGCTGAGCAGCAGGTTGAACACGAGAACAATGTGGTTGAGATGGAACTTGAGCACGAGTTCAACTTACAGGAGATGGGAGCCGATGCCGAGATACAGGCAGATCAAGACCGAAGACGGTTACAAGATGGTGGAGGTGAAGACGGCGGCGAGGACGGCGGCCAGTAGCGCAGCGATCCACAATCCCCTTGAACCTTTCGTGTCTCCTATTGACGGAACTGTTATCCAGGGGCGAAAATCTTACCGGGAGCATTGTAAGAAACATGGTGTAGTCCCGGCTGCGGAGTTTGATGATAGATACTACAAAGAAAGAGCTGAAGAGCGTAGGAGACTCTTCAACAATGAGCTAACAACACAAGAGCGCTTTAAGAGGCGACAACACATCCACGAAGTTATAGAAAGGGCAATTCGAAATGGATCCTAAGACTACAGCAGAAGTTCTCGGTGAAGCGTGGGACGCAGCCGAGAACGAAATTGAGGAGCAGGATGATGGCAGCCAAGAAGGGCTCGACGAAGTCGCCGCTGATGACGGCAGCGAACCGGCTACCGAAGACTCCGCAGTTGCCGACGACGGCACAGACCGTGAGGAAGGTGGACAAGAAGAGTCTGGAGAACTCCAAGAGGAAAAAGACGAAGAGGGAGTACGACCAGCAAGTGAAGAAGAAGGTGAATCGGCTGACCCCGGCGATAAGCCTCCCGTAAGTCTCAGCGCGGCGGCGCGGGAGGTTTGGAAGGAAACTCCCAAAGCGATGAGGGAAGAGATTGCTAAGCGTGAGCGAGACTTCGCAGTAGGCATTCAGCGTCATGCGGAGAATGCCAAGCGGGCCGTTGAAATGGACCGTGCGCTGGCTCCATACCAGCAATACTTCGCTATGAACGGCGGGCCTCAACAAGCTATCGGCGCGGCCCTGCAAACGGGCGCACTTCTGCAGTCGGGTACCCCCAACCAGAAAGCTCAGTTGGTGGCTGGACTTATCCAGCAGTTCGGTGTTGACATCAATACTCTGGACTCTATGCTGGCGGGACAGCCCGTGGAGCAGGGTTCGCCGCCTTCGGCCGATGTGCAGTCCCAGATTGATCAGGCCATAGCTCCGTACAAGCAGATGATGGCAGAGATCCAACAGGGCCGACAGCAACAGACTCAGCAACAGCAGCAACAGCTTCAATCTGAGTTGGACGCTTTTGCCCAGGATCCTGAGCACGAGTTCTACACAGATCTTCGTATTGACATGGCTGACATCTTGGACCTGTACGCGGCTCGTGGGCAAGATTTGACGCTGAAAGAAGCGTACACCAAAGCTCTTGCCTTGCGTCCTGACTTGCAGCAGATTGTGGAAGCTCGCAAGACCCGGGAAACTACTCAGGGTAAGAAGGTCGCAGCCGCTAGCATCAGCGGAAGGCGTGGGGCTGAACCTTCCTCAGCTGGCCCTGAAACTGTTCGTGACGCCTTGGCGCAAGCATGGGATAATTTCGACCGCATGTAGTTGCGTTCTTGCTGGGAAGCTGTTAGGGTACGCCACATAGGAAGAACACTCCAGCTCCCCAGCAAGCGTTCTCCAAGTAAGCGAAGCCTCAAGGCCCATCGCAAGGCACTTAATCAACAATCGCCATTACTTAGGAGGACACTGGTATGGCATTCCCAAACATCAGCGATATTCTGGCCACTACGATCGAGAATCGTACGCGGCAAATCGCCGACAACGTAACGAAAAACAACATGCTCCTCTCCAAGCTGGAGATGCGGGGCAACATCAAGACCTTCTCGGGCGGCTCCAAGATCCTGCAAGAGCTCAGCTTCGCTGAGAACTCCAACGCCGGGTGGTACAGCGGTTACGACATCCTTCCCGTGGGCGTCAGCGATGTGATCAGCGCCGCGGAGTACAACATCAAGCAGTGCGCCGTTCCGGTGGTCATGTCTGGCCTGGAGATGCTCCAGAACGCTGGCCGCGAGCGCATGATTGACCTGATGGAGTCTCGGCTTTCTGTGGCCGAGTCCACGATGGCGAACCTCATCAGCGAAGGTCTGTACAGCGACGGCACCGGCGCAGGCGGCAAGGAAATCGATGGCTTGGACGCAGCCGTTCCCATCAACCCCGCTACTGGAACCTACGGCGGTATTGATCGTTCAACCTGGACTTTCTGGCGCTCCAAGGTGTCTACGGGTACGAACCTGACGCCTACCAACATCCAGGAAGCGATGAACTCTATGTGGGCGCAGACGGTGCGCGGCAGCGATCGCCCGGACCTCATCATGGTCGACAACAGCTTCTGGTCGAACTACATGGCGAGCCTCCAGGCTATTCAGCGTTTCACTGATCCTCAGGTCGGCCAGCTTGGCTTCCCGACGATCAAGTTCATGGACGCTGACGTGTGCTTGGACGGCGGCATCGGCGGTTTCGCTACGTCGGGTACGGCGTACTTCCTCAACACGAAGTACATCCACTACCGCCCGCACTCTGCGCGGAACATGGTGCCGCTCAGCCCGAACCGACGGTACGCGACCAACCAGGACGCTGAAGTGCAGATCATGGCATGGGCTGGAAACCTGACGACTTCCGGTGCTCAGTTCCAGGGCCGCATCATCGACAGCACTCCGTAACCACTGGCGCGTGGGTAGCAGGGAGGGTACAGGCTTTCCCTCCCTGCCTTCGCCCTCCTCGGGGGGCGCTTTTTGAAGGAGAAATGAAGTATGTCAAACCCGGATGTATCAGCTGCGGTAGACGACGTATCTGTTGCTGCTCGGGCGCTGGAGGTGCCCGATGCGGACTTCACCAACGGCATGAACGTTACTGGATCCAATGCTCCTGGCATCGGCATCAACATTGCTGGTGGCGCGGTCATTGGCACGCCCGAGCAGTTCACTTTGAACGACCAAGACAACGATGCTCGCACACCTCAGGTGAGCCAGCTTGTCGGTGGCGCTGGGTACATTAACCGAGGCTCTGTTGCTTGGCCGAGCTCTGGTGGTGTGGAGGGTAAAGGTGTGTTATTCCTTCGTGGTGGTCCTCAGGCTGCTGCGGCTGGTGATGGCACCATAACCTTCACCGATAACCTCTGGCTGCAAGCTCTTTCTGGTGGTTGGATCTACGATCCTACTCCGTAAGGAGGTGTGAGTGAGCGCTCTACTACAGGCTGTTCTTAAGGCTGCGAACGACAAGTTCTGCTATGACGTTTCGTCGCCTATTGAGTACCACGTGAATGGATTGCCGTTCACGGCGGTCGGCCGAGTCTGTATAGACACTACAGGCCCTGTCGCGTACTGGCATCAGGGCCTTCCGTTTGCTGCCAATGGTCGCCTCTTCTGTGATGCGGGCCTTGGCGTTTCTAACTTCAATACCGGGGCTGCTGGATTCACTAATGTCGGTAGCTTGGCAGTGGCTCTTGGTGATCCGGACAGTTTTAGCTCTGGGGTTGGGTACCTCAGTGATGAAGCTGTAGCGGATGGGGCGTCGCTCCCCGCTTTCACGCCCTTGCCGGGAGGATCATTTCCTGGCCCTACCTTCCCGCCGAATACGTATTCAATTCTGGGCTTTGATCCAGTGGTTGTGTTTGACGCGGTGAATGGGTATTATGAGGCCAATGATTCCGGAATTTCTTTTGGCGCTTTGACGAACTTTACCAGAGCATCTACGGCCACCAAGATGAATAGTTCGGGAACTCTCGTTTCGGTGGCTTCTGGGGAACCACGGATCGGCCATCATGTTTATGAAGGCGGGTCACTAGTCAATAAGGGTATGTTGCTAGAGACTCAATCTCGCACGAACACCCTTACTTATTCTCAAGATTTTACCAACCCTGTCTGGCTCACCTCTGGGTTGAACTCAACTATTGCTATGGATTTTCCTGGCCTTGATGGTGGGCCTACTACTGCCGGGACTCTTCGAGACGACAACGCTGGCGGAACTGGCCTTTGTGGTTTGGCCGTCAACAATCCAGGGGTCACTGCGAGCTCCACCCATACGTTCTCTGTTTATGCGAAGGCAGCGGGCGTCAACTATCTGTATCTGACGATGGTTGCGTACACAAGTCCTTCAAATGGAGGGGCTTGGTTTGATCTTGTGAACGGCACCGTTGGTACTGAACAAACCGGATACTCTGGTAGCATCCAGGATATGGGGAACGGGTGGTTCCGCTGTTCAATAACATTCACGCTCTCCACCGATACGGGTGGTCAGGCTCGTATCATACTGGCGGAAGTTGATGGATCTACCATAACCCCAAGAGATGGAAGCTCTGCTTTGCACATCTACGGGGCGCAGCTTGAAGTTGGGGCTACTATGTCTAGCCTTATCCCCACGGCTGGTTCAATTGGAACCCGCGCAGCCGAAACCCTCTCGATACCTTCCGCAAACTTGCCGGATGTGTGGACTTCAGGGCCGGATGAGCTTTCCTTTGCTCTGGAAGCGGGTTTTGACGAGCACATTTCTGTTCCGGTGTTCTTCCGTTGGCAGACTAACGTCAGTAACCGGATTGAAATGTTCGCCACTTACCCGGCTGGAAATTTGACTGGTAGGCAAGAAGTAGGTGGGGTTGACGATCTTGTAACTATATCTTCAACCTTTGCGGGCGGGCTGAACGAGCCGTGTAACATCGCCATGAGAAACACGGCATCGGTGATCAATATTGCTGCTAACGGCGCTGATGGAATAGAAAATGGGACCCCTGCTTCGCTGGTTGATCTTTCAGCCCAAGATCTAACTCTTGGGACGGACTTCATGGGCACCATCTCCCTGTTCCGTATTTGGGCTGAGGACATCGGTAACGACGGCATTGAGCTGGCTACTTGACATGCGTAGTGTCTTGACACTTCTGGTTTTTACTGCTCTAGTGGGGTGCTCGTACCTAGACTACTACACTCCGGATGAAAATCCTGAGGCGAATTTTTTAAGGACTGTCGCTGCAATACATACTGGGAATCCGGCCCGCCACGACTTACACCCTATAGACAGAGAAGAGTTTTCAAACAGGCACGCGGCTCGCGCTGAGAATCTAGGGTTTAGACTTTTCGCCAGTACAGCGCAAGGAAGCGCTATTGACAGGTCTAACGTTCATGACTTGCTTTCTACTGGCGTGGCTTTAACAGCGAACACTGGGGCGACTGAAGCCAACCCACTAGGACTGGCTCTGTTACCGTTGAAGATTGGTATGGGATGGCTGGTAGATCGCAGCTTGGATGAATGCTACGACAGGGTCAAGGTGGCAAGCCTTGCGAACCCTCTCTTTAACGGAGCGGCTGTGAATAACTGGGTCATCGCATTAGGAGGAACTTCGTCAGTAGCTCTTCCTCTAGGAGTGCTCGGCGGAGTTCTGTTTTATGTTTTTAGAACGTCTGTTGAACCGGGCGTTTATACGTGCCCGCCGAAGGGTACACAAACTCACTGAAAAATAAGATCTATCTTAACCCACAAAGGAGATACATATGTTACAGGAAGCAGGATACGGCATTACGGAGCAAGCGTTCGGGGGCAGCAAGGCTCGGTACGCCGCGGACTCTAGTTTGCTGGTGAAGTTTTTCAAGCACCCGCAACTGAACGACGCCCGTACTGCCGAGGAAGGGCGACCCATCTACGAAGAGGTGGACTACATTCAAATCATGCAGCCCGGGAATAAGGATAGCATCATCATCCGCCCGGCGACGCCCATGGATAAGTCCCGCTTTAGCGAGCACTTCTCCCGGTACACTGCTCGTATGGACGAAGAGTACGTGGAGGGCACCCTGCTCCGCGAGTGGCCGGGCATCACCCGCGCTCAGGCGGAAGAACTTGCCTTCTTCAACATCAAGACGGTGGAGCAACTGGCCAACGTCTCTGACGTTAACGCTCAACCCATTATGGGCATCAACATGCTCAGGGAGAAGGCGCGGGCGTATCTGGAAGTGGCTGAGAAAGAGGCGGTGGCGGAGGAACTGCTCGCCGCCAACGCTCGAATCAACCGCCTGGAAACGATGCTTGCTGAGCTTCAAGAGAGTAAGGCAGCGGAAGAGGCTGAAGAGGACTAATAGATGTCTCGCTACGCCACGGCAAATGAGATCATTAACGCAGTTGCCCTAGAGGTAGGGCTTCTGCCGTCAAGTGATCCTGTTGGGGACTCTACCGAGACCTTTGTTCAGCTTACCGGACTTTTGACCTCGGCAGGTCAAGAGATGGTTGAGCTGCATCCGTGGCAGGTGCTCCGCCGTATAATCAACTGTACGGTAGTTGGTGGTGAGACAAATACACTCCTTGGAAACGGTGTCAACATTGGTGTTCAAGGAGTGTACGAACTCCCCGAAAACTTCAGCTATATGTTTGACCAGACTGGGTGGGATAAAAGTAATCGGGTTGCCATGGGCGGCCCCCTAGACGCCCAAGATTGGTCATACCTTGATGGTCGAGATCTTGTAAGCCAGTCAATCTACGCCAGCTTCCGGGTAGTGGAAGGGAAGATGTACCTGTTCCCTAACCCTCCCCCTGAGATCAATTTTCGGTTTGAGTACATCAACCGAAACTGGGTGCTTGAGCCGGAGGTTCCCTCACCCACCGACGATAACTACAGAGATTCAGTAGATTCTGGTGCTGACATCATTCTGTTTGAAAGAATTTTAATGATCAAATTCTTGCGCGCTAAGTTTTTAGAGTCTAAAGGCTTTGATGCTACAGCGGCTCGCATGGAGTTTGATACAATTTTCAATGGGCGCACTGGAAAAGACACCGGAGCCCCTATACTGAACGCTTCCAGGAACACTAGAGGATTCCCGTACATACATCCTTACTTCAACACAAGTGATTCTGGCTATGGCAACCCCTAGAAAAAGTCCGTACACTCGTCTTGGTTCAGCTCCTAACGCTACGGTAGAGCCTTACTCAGTTCCTGGCTCGGTCGGGGGTGTAAACTCCCTTGACAGCCTTATGATGATGCCCGAGCAAGACTGCATCTATACCTACAATTTGATGCCTGTAGAGTATGGGCTCCGGCTGAGGAAGGGATACCGCCAGTGGGCAACCGACTGTGTTGAGTCTCCTCAGCGTGGTAGTAGTTCAGATGTAAAATCTATGATCCCTTACGAGTCTCAGCTTCGTGACGCGGCTCGTGACCGCTTGTTCGCTGTTACAGAGGAGGGCATTTGGAACGTCACAAACTTCGGCGAGCAGAACCCTTCACAAGAAGTGGTATTCTCCGTAACTGACGGAGCTGGCTACGGGGTATGGACTGAATTTACCAATGACAGTGGCCGACACTTTCTGTTCTACGCCGACTCTATAAACGGCCTTCATCAGTATGAGGAGGGGGTTGGTTGGAGTCAGCCCGTGGGGGGCACTGGTCCCGGGGAGTGGCAGTACCTAGATGGTGGCACCCCCACGGCCTTCCCCGTTGATGACATCGCTTTTGTGTGCGTCCATAAGCTGCGCATCTGGGTAATACTGGAAAACAGCGATGACGCGTGGTACCTTCCCCTCTACTCTATTGCAGGGGAGCTTAAGAAGTTTAGCTTTGGCTCTAAGCTGGTTCATGGCGGTAATTTGATGGGGATCTACACTTGGTCCCTTGACGGCGGTGATGGTATGGATGACTATTTCATCGCTTGCTCTCGTGGAGGAGATGTAGCCGTTTACCGAGGCAGTGACCCTGAAGCAACAGATTGGTCCATTGTTGGCTCGTGGTTTATTGGTGAGTTGCCGGAGTCTAGAAGGGTAGCCGCTGAGTACGGGAGCGAAATGTACATCCTCTCCACTTTCGGCATTACCAGCTTGAGGGACTTGCTCCAAGGCACAGTGGCGAATGACTTACGTTCCAGCCCTTCGGCTAAGGTCAACAGGTTTTTGCAGGCCGACGTCAACTCGGGCAAGGTTAATCAGGAGTGGGCGGTAGAGATACACCCGGCAGATGGGTTCATGCAGGTCCTAACCCCTGCTCCATCCAATACTCCCTTCATACAGTATAACCAGAATCTTCAAACGAAAGCATGGGGGTTTTGGAGAGACGTTCCTGTAATTTCTGCCACTACCTGGAACGGCGACTACTTCATGGGCGGTATGGATGGTGTTGTCTACATCTACGATGGAGAGCTTGACGGCACCACCCTTCCCGGAGCAGATTTGTTCACTCCGTTTCCACCAAACATAGCCAATCGTTGGACTCAGGATGGCCCTGCGCCCACTACGAACAGCTATACCTATGATGGTTCAAGCGGTTCAGGATCTCAGCTGAATATAACTCAGTTGACAGCGGCAGTGCCCGGTAACTCTTACGAAATCACCTACACTGTAGATACGGCTGACACCAACTTGGAGCATCAAGCCATGTTTGGTTCTCTTTCAGCCATAGAAGGGCCTATCGCGAATGGGCCTGGAACTTTTGTTGTTCGTGTAATCGCCCCCACTAACAGCGCTCTCTTCAGCTTTTTGGTGCCTTCCAGTTTCACTGGGACAGCTACTGTAAGGGACATTGAAGTTAGAGAGCCTGCTACTCTGGGCGCTCCCATAGAATTCAGTACCCTGACGAGCTTCCAGCCTCTTGGGGTGCACGGCAACTTCAAAATACCAGCCTTCATTCGCACTATTGGTGTGGTGACAGGAACCGTAGACATAAATGTCAAAGCTGTGTTTGACTACAGTATTGAGGAAGAAGCAGCGCCTTCTGAGATTCCCCCAGCTAGTGAGGGCAGTTTGTGGAACAGCGCGCTTTGGGACTCAGCTATTTGGGGAGGTGGCCCGGTAGGATCCTCCGCCGTCACTGGAGTTCTTGGCATAGGGCGGGCGATGGCCGTGGCCTGTCGCGGCACGTCTATTTCTAGGATCACTGTGGTGGGTTGGGATGTGACATATAATATGGGAGGTCTGCTATGATACTGCTTCCTCTTAGCGCGAGTCATGAGTGGCAGTGGGTCAAGGAGCGCACCCATGTAATCGCTTGTGAAGATAGTCAAGGAATAGTAGCTTACGACGACGAATACAATATCCTGGCCGTGGTTGTCGCCGATAGCTTTACTGTTGATGCTTGCTGTGTTCATATTGCGGTGGACAATCCTTTTGTTATGCGTCATGGATTTTTGGAAGAAGTGGCTCGTCACTTGTTTGTGACTTGTGGGCGGAAGCGGCTGTTCGGTATGGTCCCGGAAAATAACAAGAAGGCTCTAAAGTTGGATGCCCATCTTGGCTTCACTGAAGTTGCCCGAGTGCCTGATGCTGTCGCCGAGGGGGTGGCCTATGTTATCATGCGCCTTGAAAAGCAAGACTGTAGATACTTACCGCAAGAATTCAGGGAGGCTGCGTGATGTTTGACGCCGATGCTTATGTCAGCGACCTCAACATGGTTGAGCTCAATGATCTCCTCAACTATGGAGCTAACCTGCCGACAAAAGAGCAGCGGAAAGCTGCGACGACGGCGGCTTGGTTGAGGTATAATACTCTTCGTGATCAATACGGCGCTACGGGAACTCAAGGCGGGGCAGGTGGCTCTGGAGGACTGGTAGATACGGGACAGACGAGTGGTTCTTGGGACGGCACTTACCCAGACGGTTCCAACATCTACGACTACGACACCAACCGTGGCACCATGGAAATCCCCCTGCCTCCGGGTATCGAGGCCGTTACTGGAGGCTCTGGTGTGCAAGATCCCCCGCCTCCCCCG